AAATACATATGTTATACAATGCAACGGTGCAGAGTATATCTGACTCACAAAGACCATCTTAACTTAAAAGGAACATATCATGGCAACATCTTTAGCTGACATTCGCGCAAAACTTCAAGCAAGCGAAAACCGTCAAGGCGGTAACTCACAATCAGGTGGCGACAACGCTATCTATCCGCACTGGAACATCGCAGAAGGCACCACAGCCCGCATCCGATTCCTCCCAGATGCAAACACCAAAAACACTTTTTTCTGGATTGAACGACTGATCATCAAACTTCCGTTTGCTGGTATCAAAGGTCAGCCAGATAGCAAACCAACATTCGTGCAAGTTCCTTGCGTTGAAATGTGGGGCGAGTCTTGCCCAGTGCTGGCAGAAGTTCGTGGTTGGTACAAAGACGAAAGTCTCAAAGAAACAGCAAACAAATACTGGAAGAAGCGTAGTTACTTGTTCCAAGGCTTTGTTCGTGACAACCCAATCGGTGACGACAAAACCCCAGAGAATCCAATTCGTCGTTTCATCATCAGCCCGCAAATTTTTAACTTGATTAAAAATGCGCTGATGGATCCTGAATTGGAAAACCTGCCAACTGACTACGAAGGTGGTCTGGACTTTACTGTTAAAAAGACCAGTAAAGGCGGCTACGCTGACTACAGCACTTCCAACTGGGCCCGTAAAGAGTCTGCTGTTACCGCAGACGAAGCAGCCGCAATTGAAAAATTTGGTTTGTACAATCTTGCTGACTTTCTCCCCAAGAAGCCCAGCGAAGCCGAACTGCGCATCATCAAAGAAATGTTTGAAGCCAGTGTCGACGGTGAAGCGTATGATCCGGTGCGTTGGGGTGCTTACTACAAGCCATCTGGTTTCAAGGGCAATGACGATGCAGCCCACCCTACGCCAGCACAATCTGCACCAGCTCCTGTGGCCAAACTTGCTCCAGCAATCACAGATGACGACATCCCAGCATTTGATGCAGATGAAACATCTGCTCCTGTTGCAGCAGTCAAACCCAGCAGCCAACGAGCAGAAGACATTTTGGCGATGATTCGTAATCGTCAGAAGTAATGAAACTTACAGTTGTTCTAGGCACCGCCGGCGAGGCATCCTTTGACATCGAGCTCAATGATAATCCTTTTGTTCGTAAATGGATAGAAGAATTACAATGGTGCCTGGACAACTGTAGCATTAACCAACAACAAGCATTTGCGGGATTACTAACTCTACACGAAGCTGAACAAATTTTAAATAATGCTTGTATTATCAATAAGTATTTGAAAAATTTTATTGAAATACGACCAGATTTTGTATCTCAACCACAAGATTACTTTAACTACTTGCATCAAAAATTTGAACAGTTGAGTGGAGAGTTTGGTAAGCCCACTAAATTGTTTAGTATTGCTAATCAAGAACTTAAAGACGCTATTCGTAATTTAAATTTTTATATACATAGAATAGAGACAAAAAAATCAATTAATAATAATTTATATTTAAGTTTAAACAAGGATCAATATCGCCGTCATCCATTGGCCAAGGAAGATTACGAATATTTTGAATTTAAGTTGCAGCCCGGAACATTAATTTTGCATTATGTCGAATTGGGCAAAGACTTTTTTGATTTGTACGAAGATAATTTGTCAGTGACTTATGCGAATTTTAAAAATTTACATTTTTATAGTGGCGAAGCTTTATTAATGTTAAATGAATTTGATTGTTTTAAAGATAACGGGTATGTAGAATGGTTAAAATTAAATAACATAGATCCATTGGATAAAAAATTAGGACACGGTAAAATACCGTTAGGTAAAGTTTACAATACTGAAGCAGTTAGTGGTCTGATACAGCAATACAGACACATTAAAAATATTATAATCAAGGAATAAAATCATGGCAAAACCATTTGATGTAAGTAAATTTCGTAAAACAATTACGAAAAGTATCGAAGGCCTAAGTGTGGGCTTCAATGACCCAACTGACTGGGTATCAACAAACAATTTCGCACTAAACTATCTTATCAGCGGAGACTTCAACAAAGGTATTCCACTTGGTAAAGTAACAGTGTTTGCTGGTGAATCCGGCGCTGGTAAGTCATTCATTTGCTCTGGCAACATTGTCAAGAATGCACAGGATCAAGGTATCTTTCCTATTCTAATTGATACTGAAAATGCACTCGATGAAAAGTGGCTACACGCCCTGGGAGTTGATACTAGGGAAGATAAGTTGCTGAAACTTAACATGGCCATGATCGATGATGTGGCCAAAATGATCAGTGAGTTTGTCAAGGAATATAAAACACTGCCCGCAGAAGGTCGTCCCAAAGTCTTGTTTGTACTAGACAGTTTGGGCATGTTGCTGACCCCTACTGATGTTAATCAATTTAACGCAGGCGATATGAAGGGCGATATGGGTCGCAAGCCCAAGGCTCTGACTGCACTGGTTCGCAATTGTGTAAACATGTTCGGCGACTTGAATCTGGGTTTGGTTGCAACCAACCATACCTACGCCAGTCAAGATATGTTTGATCCAGATGACAAAATCAGTGGTGGACAAGGCTTTATCTATGCCAGCAGTATCGTTGTGGCCATGCGCAAGCTCAAACTCAAAGAAGATGATGACGGCAATAAAATCAGTGAAGTTAAAGGTATTCGTGCCGCATGCAAGATCATGAAGACACGCTATGCCAAACCCTTTGAAAGTGTACAAGTAAAGATCCCTTATGAGACAGGTATGAATCCCTATAGCGGACTAACTGATCTGATTGAAGGCAAAGAACTGTTGAAGAAAGAAGGCAACAGTCTTGTTTACACTACTGCTGATGGCGAAATCATCAAGAAGTTCCGCAAGGGTTGGGAACGCAACGATGATGGATGCTTGGACACTGTGATGACAGAAATTACCACAAATCCACATCTAATTTCCGGCCGCAAACCCGAAGCAGCACCTGCAATCATTGATGAGTCAGCCGAAAGTGTAATGGAATAATAGCAGCAGTAATTTATTTTAAATTTTTATAAAACAAATTACTCTGGCAGCAGTAATTTGTTTTAAATTTTTATAAAACAAATTACTCTGGACTAACTACATTATCACAAGGAACGATATCATGAGTATAGATTTAGATGGATTGGGTGAAGTTTATCAAGCCCTCAAACAATATATCCCGCAAAAAGACAGGCAAGATGCCAGCGATAATCTAATGAGCATATTAGTTGACTTGTTGGGAGATGCTGATCTAGCCGAGTTTGCTGGAATTGACTCGTATACCAAACGCAGCTTGCAAGAGTTTGCACCCGATGTACTTGAAGACGATCAAGACGAAGACGACTACGAAGAATAACTATGTGGTATAATAAGGTCGTTGCAGATCTGGGTAATATACCAGCCTTTATTAATTACTATGAAAATGAATTGGTAGAGGGAAAATACGATTGCAGTGTCAAAGGCAATCTGGAAAAAAGTATCGCAGGATTACCCGGTATTACTGAGCATCGTTTCAATCAGCTGCAAGAAATTGAAGCAGTACTCAACTATCTCAACATTCAATTGCGCAAGATCCGTAAGAAACACTTTCAAAAGTATTTGGAAAACTACAATAGAGCGCTGACCAGTCGTGATGCAGAAAAGTATGTGGACGGTGAGGATGAAGTCATTGACTATGAAACTATCATCAATGAAGTAGCTCTTGTTCGTAATAAATGGTTGGGCTTGTTAAAAGGCATCGAAAGTAAAAACTTTATGCTGGGACATGTGACCAGATTGCGCACAGCTGGAATGGAAGATGTGGTCATATGAACATTTTTAAGTCTGACTCGGACAGTCATCAACATAGTCTTGAGACCTTGAATCTCATTGCCAACTACGACGACTTCATGGACAGTATAACCACAATCTGTGACATGGGCTGTGGAGTTGGCCTTGATCTTGCTTGGTGGGCAACAAAAACTTATTTGGATGACAATGGCGCAGAGCGGCCACATAATTATAAATGTTTGGGCGTGGATTTAGATCTCAGCAGATCCGCTGTCAACACTGACAACATGCGCATCATGCAGGCCGACTTTGAAGAATACAATCAAAATATCCGAGCCGATGTCATGTGGAGTCATGATAGCTTTAGATATGCCACCGACCCATTGGGCACATTAAAAAATTGGAATCTGCAGATGAATGCCAACGGCATGTTGGTTTTGATTGTGCCCCAGACTATCAATATTACCTATAACAAACCCGTTGTTCGTAGTTTGCCCGGAAATTATTTTCATTACACCATCACAAATTTGCTATATATGTTGGCGGTCAATGGATTTGATTGTCACGATGGGCATTTTGTGAAGCATCCAAATGATCCTTGGATTCATTGTGTGGTTTATAAAAGCGAACACCAACCCATGAACCCAAAGACAACTTCTTGGTATGATCTGTGTGAAAAGAAGTTGTTGCCCGAATCTGCCATGAACAGCATTAAAACATTTGGATTATTGAAACAAGAAGATATTCAAACTCACTGGCTCAGCGGCCAATTTTGTAACTGGAATCAAGTATGAAAATAGTATTAGTAACTGGT